CTTTATTCGATAGAAGAAATTTGAGAGTTTTTAAATTTTTTAACTGCCATGTACACTATAAATCCTATGAAACCCATGATTATCAAAAACAATAGGACAAAACCAATTATTCCTAAAATACCTCCTCCTGAACTTTCCTGAGTGGAACTTGTTGCGTACTCTACACTCGTCTGTTGTACAGTACCTGTACCAGAAACAAGAGGATCAATCCGCGAACCATTCTGAACGAGTTTAATGCGGTTAGTAGGATCATTCTTATATGAAAAACTGGATGCTCCATTTGAATCGGTGTAAACAATTGCAAATAGGGGGAGGCTAGGTATATTGTACACTTGAACTGCTGGAAGATCATTACCTGTAGCAACTGTTGCTATAGTTGCATCTGGACCAAGATTTCCTGGAATGTTTATTATTCCCTTTTTCCTTAAACTTGAAACACCCTGAAGTGCCTGCATATAACTATCAATTTGCGCCTGACTTGTGAAAGGAGGCACCAATGCAATCCCAGGTCCTGTGATAGAACCGTTTGAAGGGTTAAAGGTTGACATCTTATATTGTATAAGAAAAATGTCACTCACCCGCCAGGGATTTTCAATTTTAGTTCAAAATTCATCTGATATTAAAAAGGAGCTCACTGTAAGACCTATAGAGAATGCACTGGGGATTCAATCACCCTCCTTCAAGGTGTTTAGGGTCGGGAAAGATGGTTCCATTTTGGTCCCCCGTTATTATGGCTGCGAACGGTTCGGGACGCCCACCACCGACTCCCGCCGTACTCCTGCTGATGCTCACGGGATCAATTTTGGCGGGAAATTGCGAGAAGCAACACGACAGCCAGAAGCTCTCAATGCAGGAGTTCAAGCCTTTCGTGAAAAAGGAGGGGGGGTTCTCTCGCTCCCATGCGGCTACGGAAAGACTACGGTCGCCTTGGCTCTTTCGGCACAACTAAAGGTCAGGACCATGATTGTAGTTCACAAAGAGTTTCTCGCAAACCAGTGGGTCGATAAAATCAAGGAGTTTTGTCCAGGAGCAACCATAGGGCGTGTTCAGGGTGACACATTCGATATTGAGAAAGATTTCGTCATCGCTTTGATTCAAACCATGTGTATGCGTGAGTTTGAATCCAAAGTATTTGACTCGATTGGTCTTTTGATTGTGGATGAGGCACACCATATAGGCGCTCCAGCCTTTTCACAATTTATGTTCAAAATTTGTCCAAAATTTACGCTTGGACTTACAGCTACACCAGAACGGAAGGATGGACTTACACGGCTCCTGTACTGGTTCCTTGGTCCCGAGTTCTTCCGTGTCGAGCGGGTCAATCAGGGGACGACGAAGGTTAGGACACTTAAATACACGTGTGACGCCTTCAAGGAGGCTCCACCCGTAACGCGGTTTGGAAAGATCAACATGGCTGGTATGACTACCCTCTTGACTGAACTCGAGGACAGGAACGTACTCATCATCAACACGGTTCATGAAGCGCTGAACGAGAATAGGCGTGTACTTGTACTTTCTGACCGGCGTGAACATTGCTTTGACTTACTTAACAAAATTGGCTCTAAGAGGACCTCCGGTCCGACGGGAACTGAAAGTTCCCTGGCTGGCTTGTACATTGGAGGCATGAAAGAGTCTGATTTAACTGAATCTGCTAAAAAGCAAGTGGTCATCGCAACCTTCCAACTTGCTCACGAGGGGCTAGATATTCCTGTGCTTGACACAGTCATCTTAGCGACCCCACGATCTGATATTAAACAATCCATAGGACGAATTATGAGAGAAACCAAAGGAAAATTGAACGATCCTTTGATTTTTGATATTGCCGACCAATGGTCTGTGTTTTTTAGCATGTACCTGAAGCGACTCAAAGTTTATAGGGAGGGGGGGTTTGAAATAGTCGGTGAAGAAAAGCCCATTGTTAAAACTGGGAAATGTTTGTTCTTACCCTGATCCAAATGTAAGTTTGAAACCAGGGGGGAGTATGTTCCAGTATGTAAGAGCTAAATAAAGGAGGAAAAGCCCGAATGCACTCACTAATATAGCAACTATTACAGTTAAAACAGTACCCGCAATTCCCATGTCTTTGCTTTCAGTACAGTGAATGTAATTTGCCTGATAATTGTGGTATGCACTCGAAAACCCCATATCAAAGTTATCTGGTCTGCATAATACGTATGGAAGAGCCTCACTTGCGCTTGTGTCNCCCGCCGATGGGCTGGGGAACAACTTGGTTCCTGAGGGACACGACCCCGGTTTCATTACATTGGTAAATCCAGATTGACTTAAGAATGTTGCAAAGTTGTCGTCACAGTCAGGTCCATCAGCTTTTAAAAAATACTTGATGCGACCCAGAGTATCAGCTGGAATTTCTGAATGTGGGGCTGGAGCTGACATCTTTATATTACTTGCGCAGAGAATCTATGAATCCCATTAAAAACACGCCAGCTACGAAAAACATGACGATGTAATTACACTCCGTGTTATCCATAACTGGTTTTTGAATGGGTGGGAGATCCCTTTTATAGACAGGTGGCTTGGGTGACCACTCATCATCAATTGGCGCGTACGCCAATCCCATTAATTAATGTAAATAAATTAAATTGAAACCTCCTTCTTCTTGGCACGGGGACCACGCTTCTTCTTGTCTGAGCTGAGGCTCACCTCGCGCGTGTCGGGGTCGCCGCCTGCATCGATCGAGACAATGTCTGAAACTGACTCGTCGTCACCACCGTGGTTACCCTGGCGAGTCATCATAGCTGGAGGAGGACCCATCATACCCATCAGGGAGCCGAAATCCATACCTGGACCTTTCATATCACGACGACCCCCGTCATTGACAGGGGAACCAAAGCCAGATTGCTGAGGCTGGCTACGCTGTACGGCGTCAACCATGTTGCGCATCAGCTCGGGGTTCTGCTTCATCACCTGAGAAACATTGGGAACAGCCGCCTTGAACATCGAGTTGGTCAGGTGGAACATCATAGCTGAACCACCAACCATAAACACGAGCTTGACCTCAGGTGCTACGTTCACCTTGGTCTTGTACTTATTATAGAGTTCCTCAAAGACCCCATCATAGTCCTCGACATTCTCCATCATATTCTGGGACCAACCGTTCAACTCCAGGTCGAATGGATCAAACTTGTCATTCAGAAACTCCAGACCGGTCACACAGGCGACCAGCATGCGACGCTGAAACTTGATAGACCGATCAACCTCGATGCCGTACATCATCCGCTTGAACTCTGTGCGAATCTCCTCGATGTCGCTATAGATGGTGAGACGGGCGCTGGATGCAACGCCTTTCTTGATCAGGCGGCTAATTTTGTTCAGCAGGTCCGCCTTCTCGTCCTCGATCGTCTTGTATCCCTCAGATGGGGTCTGTGCAGCGCTGCTGTACTGCTGCTGCTCGTACTCCTCGCCCTCCTCCTCTTCCTCACCGCCATCATATTCCTCTACAGGAGGAGGTGCAGGCGCTGTACGCTTACCAGGATTCATGAACATGTCCAGCCCCTCATCTGGGGCGGCGTGTGTAACGCCTGCCACACGCTTCGCAAAAGGGCTTGGGCGGGCAGGCTTGGCTCTCAGGGGAACTCGCTTTTCAGCAGGCTGAATAGAAATTTCGTCCAATAAAGCCGCCTCGTCATCATTCAAATTCATAGTTTGTCCACCACTCGACTCAAAAGATACCTCAGCCATCCTGATACTTTTAGAGAAATGATGTCAGTTGCCTTTAACGCAGGAGCTACGAAAAATAATATTCATAAAATACAAATGAAGATCAAGTTTGGAAAAATGTTCATCCACGCCGTCATCGTTGGTCTGCTCGTGGCTATCCTGGTCCTGGTCATCCAGGGTGGCAAGAGCGGATATGAGCCCTCGCCCCTGCTGGTGAATGCCGGTCCAGCCGCCCGCCAGACCAATGGCGACATCTTCGCCCTGAAGGATCGTGTGGACTGTGTGCCAGGACCCTCAGAGTCGTCTGACTACTATACCGTGGGTCTGACCCCAGGTGGGCTGTGCGGCGGCTCAGCCATGGTCCGTGACCAGATGCGCGACTACACCATTGCCGATGGTGTTGGCGGTTCCCTGCTGGAAAAATAAGCTACGTATAAAATAATGAGTACCTCTTGTGAGCAGTACGAAACGTACACTGTAAAAGTGGATTCTCGTGGTGCTGCAGCAAACAATTCGTTTGTTGGATATATCGATATCCCATTACGAAATGTAGTAAAGGTTGAATTGCTTTCTGCAAATATTGATTCAAATTTAGCAAGCACCCCTTGTTTATATGTCTATGTAGATGAACTCGTTTCTAAATTTAACGATAAAACTTCTGTACAAACCAGTATCCGTGTAGCTGGAGCTACATCTAATATAGGACCCAACATTTTGGCTTCAACATCCAACATTTCGCAGCTTCGCACATCTCTCGCATGTATCCCAACAGAGCAAGTTAATCCAAGAACTGTATTCACAGTAAATGGCTACTGGAACACAGAAGTTGAATTTATTGAACCCATTCGTCAAATTCAGTACTTGACTGTTTCAATATTCAGCTCAAGTGGTGATCTTGCAGGCGTTGCGGGAGTAACATATTTAACTCTTCGCTTCACATGTGCAAAGAGAAACACGTGCCTTTACTGAGAATAATTGCTCAGCAAATATTAGATGGACTACATAGTCTATGCCGATTCCAATAATAGGAATCAAGCTCTTTTTCCAAATTCAAATTCATATACTCTGTACTTGACGACCCCCATCCAGAATATCACCACGGTGGAGGTTCTCTCGGCAATGTTGCCGAACGTGTACAGTTCACAGTATCTGACTTTGGATATTACAGAGTTGCGCACCCCCAGGAACCTGGTGGCTGACGCACTCACAATCGCTGAAACCTACTCGACCAACAGTGGGAACACATCAGCTATTCACAACATATCTGTCCCAACCGCAAACGCTTTTTATGGCTCATTTGCTGTTATTCCGGTGAAGACATCTACAAATGCATTCGGAAACGTTTACTCTGCATCAAATGTGGTGAACAATAGCGAATTTTATGGTGCAAATTATCGGATAGTCCAACAGTTTCCATCCCGGATAGACAAGATTGACAGATTAACCATCACATGGCGTCAGCCAAACAATGGAAACGTATTTGTTGATAATAATTTTAGTCCAGCTATTGATCTTGGACGAAACATGTTCATCCTACGGTTCACAACTGTTCACGTCCCGGATGAGGACCCCGGTCGACCACTCAGTCTCCCCCCGCCCGTCTCTTGGGACTCTGGGGGTGACGACCAGAAGAAACAGCTGTTAATTATCGCAGGAATTGCGCTGTTTGGTTTACTCATAATAATCTCAGTAAAAGCTAGATAGATATGTGTGACAACACAATCATTAGCAATCCAGTAAATATTACTGTCAATATGGAAGGTGATA